TGTCCCCTTGGAACTGGATGACGAATTCAAAGCGGTTTGCGAATACCTCAACGCACGGATGGACAACCCTGCTGACCTGGACGACTATCGCAGGATTGCAATTCGGGAGTTTGTTCAGCGCAGACCGATACCAGAGGATGGTGATACCTAATGGCCGAACCCAAACTCAAATGTGCATACTGCAAAAAAACCGTCACCAGAGGGCAATATCGGCGCGAAGGTGACGAGATATACTGCAAGGCTTGCCATGCACTAGGGGTGTATGAACCAGGGGCAATAGAGGGCGAAATAATCGACGCTCTGCCTGTGAAAAAGAAGTTGGGCATGAACCCCTTGGAAGAAGCCATTTTAATGTCTCCTGAAGTTGAGCGGGACAAGAAGCTGGCTCACCTTAGCCAATTCCAAACCCTTGCCGAACTGAACCAGGAGATCGCCAAAGCGCAGGAATTGACTGCTGCGCTTGCTAAACACGCTGACATTCTGCACGTCCCTATGATTGACGGTTTCAATAACATCATACTCGATGAATTGACTTCCATTGAGGGCGAGCAAGGGCTTAGAGAAACTATCCAGCATATGTTGGCTGAACATGATGTCAAAGGACTGCGGATGCTACTCGCTGGCATGAAAGACCTGAATGAACTGCGCGAGACGTGGTTGTCTGCGTTTGACGATACCCGACAATCGAACAAGCCCAAGGTCAAGATTCAGGCCGTGTTTCAGAACAATGGCAATGTCGGGGTGAATGTGGAAACAAGTTAGGTTATAACGAGGACTTCTACCCGAACAGGTAGCCCCTCTGAATGGAGGGATAGAGTTGAATAAGTTAAAACTAGGCTCCCTATTTGATGGAATAGGGGGTTTTCCTTTGTCTGCACAAAGACATGGCATCGAGCCCGTTTGGGCGAGTGAGATAGAGCCTTTCCCTATCAAGGTTACACAGCATCATTTCCCTAATATGAAACACCTTGGGGATATAACGCAGATCAATGGTGCTGAAATAGAGCCGGTAGACATCATAACGTTTGGCAGTCCGTGTTTTCCGGCAGGCACATTGATTTTAACCGAAACTGGCTATACGCCAATCGAAAATGAAAGTGATACGGCACAGACCGTTAGAACTCCATGTGGCGAGGATTCCGTAAAAGCAAATCTAGTTGGTAACGGTTACGCAATCCGCAGACTTACTCCGACCGAATGCCTAAGACTCCAGGGATTTCCGGATTGGTGGCTAGATATTGAAGGGGCAAGCGACACAGCGAAGTACAAGGCGTTGGGCAACTCAGTGGCTATACCTTGTGTTGATTTTATTATGAGCCGAATCGCAGAGGTTTTAAGAACGAAATGAGTGATGCCATATGGCAGACAATAAGGTGACCAAGAAACGTCGGTCAGCGACTTCCAAAGAACCACAGAAGTCTAGGCCGGAACGACAACTACATAGACTCAAACAGTCGGTTGAAAAAGAGACTGGTGGTGCTAAGAGTATTTGCTTGAAGTGCCACCAGTCTTTTAATCAAGTATGGATGTCTCAATACGAAAAATATTCCAATTTTGATATGTGCCCTACCTGTCGAATGGAAAAAGCAAGAGCACAAGCGGATGCTAATGCTAATGACGGTGTAAGGCGGAGTATACTACCTTATACGCCCCATGAGAAACAGGTCTTGATACATCAGAGTCCTGCCCGATTCAAATTGTTGGCAGCAGGTTCACGCTTTGGGAAAGACCGTTGCATGGTCATGGAATTCATCCAACGATTCGCTGAAATGCTGTCTGAGGACAGGGGGCCAGAACTTGTGCCTACCGTATATGGATGGTTTGTTGCCCCGACGTATAAGATGGCATCTCAAATATGGCGTGAATTCCTGTCCTACTTTCCCCGTGAATGGGTCGTAGATTATTGGAAAAGTGACTATCAGATAGCAACCATCAATGGCGGGATTATCGAAGTGCGTTCTGCCGATGACCCTGATACTTTGGTTGGTGTTGGCTTGGACATTGTGCAAATCACTGAGGCTGCTAGAATCCGCAACCTTGAAGAAGTTTGGGCGAATCTTGAGACCCGCTTGATGTCTCCTGGTCGTGGGCCAGGTGGAGAGGGTGGCATTGCGCTAATCAATAGCACTCCTAGAGGCGCACATACACAGTTCCATCGTATGTTCAGGTGGGGGCAAAAAGATGACCCACTCTATGACCCGAATTGGGAGTCGTGGCAATTTGCTTCATTTGAGAATCCGTATTTAAATCGCGAAGATTCAGACTTCTTTGAGCGGATTAAAAGGCGTTATCCTGAACGGGTTTATCGACAAGAGATTTTGGCTGAGTTTTTGGCTGATGGACAGAGCGTGTTTCCCACCGCAGAGGAATGTGCTACCTATGACGGGCCTGAAACTCCTGAACCCGGAGAAACCTATGTCATTGGTTGGGACCCTGCGAGAAGTATTGACTACTCGGGGGTTGCTATCCGTAACAGTAAGGGACAAGTTGTGAAAGTTGAACAATGGTCGGGCAAATCGTGGACAACGCAGGTTGATCTGATTGAGTATTACTCGAAGTTATACAACTATGCTCACATCGTGGTTGACCGTACTGGATTGGGTGAAACTCTGCCAGAAGCACTCATACAGCGTGGTTTAAGCGTGGAGGCCGTGTATTTCTCTAACCAAGAGAAGGAGAAAATGGTCAACCATCTTGCCATGCTCATTGAGCAGAAGGCTATCAGTTATCCGAACGACCCTGTGCTGCTGGCTGAGTTGAAGGACTATGGCTACAGTATATCACCGACAGGCAACGTCAAGTACGGAAATAGCAGTAAGGGAACCCATGACGACCTTTGCACCGCACTTTTTCTCTGCATGAAGTCGTACAACCTGCCTGAGATAACTATTCCTTGGATGGGACTCTTGGGTGGGATAAAAAAACGGTAGAAACACCTTCGGGTGTTTTTATATTGCCCGTGTCTAGGGTCGCTCCCGAAAAACGGTTTCCCTTGGCCGTCTGACACGGGCTTACTTTATTGCAAGGGATCACAGAAGGGAGTGAAAGTAATGGCAACGTACCGACAAATTCATGTGAAGATTTGGGCTAGCCCCGACTTCCAAAAATTATCCCCTAACGGGAAGTTTATATTTATTTATTTATTTAGTAACAGTCATCGCAGCGAATCGGGTGTGTATAGAATTACACCAAAAACTATCTCAAATGAGACTGATATTCCTATTGCCGAAGTTGAAAAAGCACTACAAGAAATAATGGACATCAACTTAATTAAGTATGATTTTGAACAAAACATTATATGGGTAATCAATGCCGTGAAGTACCAGAAGCTAAGTCCTAACGAGGTTCGCGGTATATACAAAGATATTTTCAGTATCAACCATGAATATTGCAAGGAACTCCTTGAAACTCATAAGGAACTCCTTAGTTCCTACCTAACCACTGAACAGTACCTTGGTAGTACCTTAGAAGTACCTTCGGGTAAGGGTAAGGGTAAGGGTAAGGGTAAGGGTAAGGATAAAAATATATATAGTCCGAATGATTCTCAAAAAGTTGATGGCAAAATAGATTTAAAAGAAAGGCTTTTTAATTTTTGGAACTCTCAAAACATTATGGTTCATCGGAACCTTACTCCTGAAATATCAAAAGCCTTAGATAAGGCATTAAAAAAATGGGATGAAGATACTATCACAGAAGCTATTAGACGTTACGGCATAGTCTATCATGATTCAAACTATTTCTTTGACTATAAATGGAGTTTCGAGACCTTTTTGACTCAGAAGAATACTTTACCTCACTTCCTTGACGATGGCGAGAAGTGGCAAAACTATCAACGGGATCAACTACAAGTATCTCCCCCAACCCTAAGATTTGATTCTCCCGATTCGGAATATTACGAGGAACTTCGGCCCGATGGCTCGTTAGTGAGGGTGTATAGATGACGAACTACGATATAACGCCAAGACAGGTAGCATCAAGGTTGGGGAGAACCAAAGAGATAATTAATAACAAAGGGCCACAGATTACGGTTGAAACTTGTCCATTTTGTCACGGTGGGCAACATCACGACAAATGGACGTTTGCAATACACGCAGAGAAAGGAATCTATAACTGTATGCGTGGAACGTGCGGGGCAAGCGGTTCTTTTAGGCAATTACTGCAACACTTGGGTTTAGCCGCAAACTATGAACTGCGACCTGAGAAACCACCACGCAAACAGTATAAAAAACCTGAGACAAAACCAGAACCACCTGACAGTCCACAAATGGCACAGGTGGTTAAATATTTTTCTGCCCGCAAAATATCCCGTGAGACTTTAGCAAAATACAAAGTGGGAGCAGACGCAAAGGGCAATGTGGTGATGCCGTATTATGAAAACGGCAATTTGGTTATGGTTAAATTCCGACCATCGCACAAACCCAAAGAGGGTGAGCGCAAGGGGTGGCGAGAAAAAGATGGCAAGCCCGTATTTTGGGGCATGGATTTATGCGTGCCAGACTTGCCGTTAGTGATCTGTGAGGGCGAGGTTGACTTGCTTTCAATGGTCGAGGCTGATATTCCCAATGTGGTGTCTTTGCCATCAGGAACAGAGGACTTGACTTGTGTGGAGCTGTGTTGGGACTGGTTGCAGCAGTTTACCCGCTATTACATTTGGACGGATAGCGATGAACCTGGAATCAAATGCCGCGACAAACTAATCAAGCGGTTAGGTGCAGGCAAGTGCATGATCGTCCACTGCAAGCGCAAAGATGCCAATGAAGTTTTGTACTATGACGGTATCGAAGCTGTTAGAAATTGCATTAAACAAGCACAACCAGTGCCGATGGCAGGACTAACATCACTAGCGAGTTTACCA